TCGTCCATTGCTCCTGGACCGCCCCCCAAAGCGGCGATGAATCGGCTGCGCGCGGGCCGATGACCCGAACGGCAGAGCGGTGGGGAGCCGCGGGTTGTCGAAGTCCGGCGGCAGCGCCGGTTAGCGGGACGCCAGCGCGATGAACGGGCTCTTGGTGTTGGTGCCTTTGAACGGGGTCAGCGGCACGGACCACATCGGCTTGCCGTCCACGCGATAGGTGATGCGGAACACCATCTCGTCGGTGAGAAACGCGACGTGCATGCTCGTCGCTGCCTGGACGCCGTTCTTGTCCACCAGCATGTACTGGCTGAGGTCCGCCAGCGTGATGTCGCCCGTGGTGCCAAGGGTGGAGTTGTATTCCGTCCACACCACCTCGCGGCCGTAGAGGGTCGAGAATGGCGTGGCGGACAGACCGCCCGGTGGCAGATAGACGAGCTGGCCGCCAGTGCCGACCGCCTGGTTCATCGCCATGAGCTGCGGCAAGCAGTCCTGGTTGATGAACCACACCGCGTTCTTCGCCGACCGCGCCCACAGACGCGCCCACATCTGGTCGATGTTTTCCTTGACGATCGTCGCCGCGGCCTGCCCGGTCACCTTCGGTATCGTAATCAGGGCGGGGCTTTTCATGTAGCCGAACGGCATGCCCGCGCCGGTGCCCTCCACGATGGCGTCCTCGGTCATGAACATGACTTCTTCCGAGAACGCCTGCGCCGCGATCGAGGTCAGCGCCGTCGAGTCCTGCAACAGTTCGTCGGTGGTGTACATCACCGACATCAGCTTTTTCAGGTCGAACTCGATGGTGCGGAACTTCGGCTTCGACGGGGTGACCGCCGTCCCTTCGCCTACCCAGTTCGACGCCACGCCACCCCAGCGGCTGCCGGTCGCTCGGCTGGTTTCGTCCACGCCTGGAATTTTGATGCCGTTTGCGTTGGCGCTGATCGGCAGCTTGTTCACCCGGCTGAGGATCTCGCCCATGTCGTGCGCGAGCATGAAGATCGAGGCCGCGAAATCGACCTGGACCAGGAAGCCGCCGCCGGTCGGATCGACCTCGCCCGCCCCGGTCGGCGCGCGCACCAGACGGCGGTCGGTGTCGCTGCCCTTCGAGCTGTAGTGCTTGAAAACCGCCTGGAGCTGCTCGCCCAACGTCCGGTATTGCTCGCCCGCGCGCGGCGTGAAATCCAGCCCCTTTCGGGCCAGGCTGAGATAGTCGTCAAAGCCGCGCAGCTTGCCCTGGCGCGGGTCCATGCCGCGTATTTGCGACAAGGTGCGCTGCGAGGGGTTGATCTCCATCACATCGTCGCCCGGACCGGCGCCGATCGGCCGCGCCAGCTTCGCGGCGAGTTTCTCCGCCTTGTCCAGCTCGCCGATCGTGCGTTCGAGCTGCGCAACCTCCGCCTCCTTCGCGGCGAAAGCCGCAGTCCCAGCCAGCGGCGCGAGTTCATCCACCGCCGTGCCCAGGGCGCGACGGAGCGACAGCAGTGTGCTCATTGTGTTGTAGGCTCCAATTTCTGAAGGAGCGGCGTGTCAGGTCGCCGCAATACCTCGCCCGCCGATCTGCGGGCAGGCACGTCAGGTCGCCGCGAGGCGGGCCTTCAGCGCGGTTGCGCGGGCCAGTTGCGCGGCCTTCTCCCCGTCCGGCGCATCAGGGTCGGTGTTCGGCGCGGTCGAGCTGATCGGGTCCGCCGCGTCCAGCGCGTCAACCACACCGCCCAGCAGGTCGATCGCCTTCGAGTGCTGCGAGACCGCCTCCGTGATAAACGCCTTCGAGGTGCGCAGGCATTTGTGCGCGACGCGGATCGCGTCCTCGTGGCCCACCGGCAAGTCGTCGTCGGGGTCGCTGGCTTCCTTCCGGCGCGGCAGCAGCCGGCGCAACAGGCCAGCCAGGCGCTTCGCTTCCTCCGGGTCCAAGTCCAGTTCAGTGCCGGCATGGATCGAGCACTCCGAGGGGTCTTTCATCCCGCACTCTTCGTCGGCGCTGCGGCCGCAGTTGCCGACAATCGCGCCGCCGGCCGTGGGATCGGTTTCATCCGCTCCGCCGGAGCGATGCGCGTTCGTGGGCTTCCCCGCCGTTCGGCGAGGTGTCGGTCGCGTCATAGTCGGTTCCTTTGCTGCCCTGCGCAGACGTTCCAATTCGGCACGCGGCAGGCTCGCCTTGCCGTCGCCGTCGAGCGTGCGCTCCGCCCATTCCACCAACGGCCGCGTGTCGATGCCCTTGCGGCGCGCCTCTTGCAGCGCGTTCGGGTTCGCCGGTACCGGGCAGACGCTGATTTCGAGAAGGGCTTGTTCAAGAAAGTCGATGCCGAATCCGCGCTCCGGGTCGTTCTCGACAAATGCGTAGCGGGTCGGCAGGAAGCCGACGCTGACCGCGCGCAGGAACTTGCCCAGCACCAGCCGATAGATCGTGTCGGCAAACGCATAGGTCTCAGGCGGCGCAAACTCGATGTCGCCCAGCAGACGGTCGCCCTCGACGCCGACGTTGCGCGCGCCGCCGATCGGCGGGGCGGAACTGTCGTGCGCCCACAGCGCCACCGGGTTTGCCAGGAAGTCGGTGAGGTCCCAGCCCGCCGCAGCGATCGTATCGTTCATGCGATCGACGCTGTTGTCCGAGAAGCAGAACCGCAGCGTCCGCTCCGCGCCGTCCACCGGCAGCGGCTGCGCCACGCTGACCCTGTAGACGCCCCCAACGGGCTTGCGCTTCGCTCGCAGTTCCCCGCGGAATTGGTCGGCGCTCATCAGCACAGTCATGGAATCATTAGCCTCCGACAATTAACAAGCCGCGGCCATCGGCGTAAATGCCCGACTCCTCCGCCATCGAGCGGCCCACCGCCATGATCACCGCGACGATCGGATCGATGCGCTCGATCGAGCGTTCCTTGTCCGGCTTCACGTTGCCGGCGGGGTCAGTTCGGATCGACACATTCGAGGCGCACCAGTCGGCCACCGGATCGGCGCCGTGCTGCAGTTCGCGCGCCAGCACCTTGCGCATGAATTCCGCTGCCGCCGGCCCCATGCTGAGGAAACCCTGGCCGAACTCGACCAGGTTCATGCCCTCGTCGGCGAGGTTGCGGATGATCTCACCGGCGAACGTGCGGTCGAACGCCAGCTCTTCGATGTTGTAGACTGCGGACAATTCGAGGATCGCCGCCTCGACAAACTTGAAATCGGTCGTGTTGCCTTCGGTCGCGATCAGGTGGCCTTGGTCGCGCCAGACCAGGTAGGGCGCGCGGTCCCGCCTCGATCGCTCTTCGATGTTGTCGGCCGGGCACCAATGGCGCCACAGCACTTTCCAACGCTCGCCGTCACTCAGCGGCGGGAACAGCAGCGCCAGCGACGACAGGTCGTTGATCCGCGCCAGGTCAAGCCCGGCGAAACACCTGCGCCCCCGTAGCGCCTCGGCGTCGATCGGCTCGGCCCCGTCCGCCCAGACCTCCATCGGAATCCAGCGCACGAGCTGCTGCGTCCACTGGTTGAGCCGCAAGCGCCGGATGGAGTTCTGCCGCGACGGCATCTCCAGCGCGAGCGCCACCTCGGCGCGCAGGTCCTCCATTTGCAGCACCGAACCGAGCGAGGGGTTCGCCTTGCGCCATGCCAGTTCGTCTTGCCAGTCGTCGCCCTCGTCGACGGTCGCGATGAAGGCGAACCATCGGTCGGCGGTCACCTGCGGAATGACCCCGTCCAGGATTTTCACCGAAAAGTCCCAGTGCAGGTAACAGACTGACGTGCGGCTTACCCCCGCCGTGGTCGTCTCGTACATCAACGGCTGAAGCCGCGCGCCCATGCCGGTGTCGAGTTTCTCGATCACGCCGGCATCGGGATGCTCGTGCAGCTCGTCCACCAGCGCGACGAAGACGTTCAAGCCGTCCATCTTCGACGTGTCGGCCGAGAGCGGCCGGAACCACGATGCCGTGGAAAGCACCGCGAGGTTGTTCGTCGTCTTCACGATCCGGCGGCGCAGCGCGGGCGAACCGGCCCGCATGCGCTCGGCCTCGGAGAACACGATCCGGGCCTGCTCGCGCGTCGTCGCGGCCGAGTAGATTTCCGCGCCCGGCTCGTTTTCGTCGATCAGCGCCTTCAAGCCGATGCCGGCCTCGATGGTCGATTTGCCGTTCTTCCGCGCCGTGGACACGAACGCCGTGCGAAACCGCCTGACCTCGATCTTCTTGTCCGGCAGCCAGAGCTTCCAGCCGAAGATCGAGCCGACGACAAACTGTTCCCAATCCAGCAGATCGAATGGCTTCCCGGCATACTGCCCCTTGCTGTGGCGCAGGACGGCCGGGAAGAAGTCGATCGCGCGCTGGGCGGTGGCGCGGTCCCAGCGCAAGTCGCGCGCCGGGCCGTCAACCAGATCGCGCAGGTGGCGCTCGCAGGCGAGGCGAACCAGGCGCCCCGTGACGAGCTGGTTGCCGACAACCGCCCTGGCATACGCCTCTACCGGGTCCTGCGGCTCCGCCGGCCGCTTACGCCCTGCCACGCAAGAAGTCTTCGGCCGCGTCGGCGTCTCCCGGCGCGTCACCCGCCTTGATACGCGAGCGCGCTGAACCCGACAGGCCGATTTGCTCCGACATCTGGCGCACCTGGTCGAGCGCCTTGTTGGCGATCGAGAGATAGGGCGACTGCATCGGGAAACCGTTCGCTGCCTTGATGATAAGGCCGGTGGTCACGAGTTGCCGCTCCGCCTCGACATACCGCGCCCAGGCTTGGCAGTAGCCGGCGATGACAGCGCGATCGAGCTTGGCGATCAGGCCCACCTCGGCCAGCAGCAGCGTGATGCGGCGCCACTCCGCCAGCGCCTCGTCTTTCAGAATCTCAGGCGGGTCCGGGATCACCGTCCGCGGCTTCGCCTCGTGTTCGTTGAGCGGTCGGTGTCCGGGGTTGCCGGGGACCAGCTTCAAGACCGTGGCCTTCGGCTTAGCCCCGCGCATCGGCTTCCTCCGTGTCGGTAGCCCCGCGCGCTGCCTCTTCCTCGGCGAGCGCTTTCCCAGCCAGCTCGGCCATCATCCTCAGCGCGACGGCGGTGTTGTGGACGCCGGTCGAGTGCTTCACCGCGAGCAATCCCTGAAAAAACCGATCGAAGTCCGCATAGGCCCCGACCAGGCGGGTGATCGCGGCCTTGGATTTGGCGATCTTGTCCAGCCACCCCATGAAGATCGCCGCGTCGGCCGGCAGAAAGGAGATTTGCAGCTCCTCATAGAAGGGATTGCCGACGCGCAGCACAGAGGTATCGAGGTCCTCGACCTTGAACGCATCGTCGGTCAGGCCGGAATACTCCTTCCAGCCGAAACTCAGCTCCGCATAGAGCGACTGCAAGATGTTCGGATCGTCCTCGCCGACGACGGCGTTGTGCGCCAGTTGCAGCGCGACGAATTGCTCTCGGGTCAGCGGCGTCAGGATTTCCATGACATCCGCTTCCTCAATGCCCGCCTTCATCGCCGCCGGCACGCGATGGTTGCCCGACGCCACCAGCAGCTTGCCGTCCACATGGCCGACCAGCGGAACGCTGGTGAGACAGCCATCCGCCTTGATGTTCGCGACCAGCCGGGCGAAGGTCGCCCCCCTCATAAACCGGGCGTTCTTTTCAAGCAGCGTCAGGTCGGCGAGCCGCATCCGTGTGACGCGCGTTTGCAACGAACCGTTGGAACCACTCGGTGTAGATTTCTCCGGGAGTTTGGCGTCTGATCTTGCTGCCATAGTTCAATATCCCAGGGCCACGGCCCAACAATTCGAAGATGCCGCGGTACTTCATGGACACCGGCCTCGACGTGAAGGCCGTGGTCATCACTGAGTCGATCCGCTGCACCAGCCTGATCGCCATGCGGTCA